AGCACCGAGCCCAGCTTGGATTCCAGCCAGACCAAGGTTTGCCCCTTGCAGACCAAGATCACCTGCAGCCTGTGCACCCTGCATTTGCATCTGTGCACCAGCCATGCCCATCTCACCAGCCGACTGCGCACCTTGCATGCCGATCTGTGCTTGCGATTGTGCTAGCTGTGCCTGCTGAGCGGCGGCGGCTTGGCGTAGTTGTTCCGCAGACATACCCATCTGACCTGCCTGAGAGGCAAACTGCCCTGCCAACTCAGCTGCGTTCATGCCTGTCTGAGAAGCCAATTGCTCGATGCTCAAGCCCGTCTGAGCCAAGGCTTGTGCGTTTGCCGAAGCAAACTGTTCTGCGGACAAGCCCAACTGTGCACCTTGAAGTGCGCCTGTTTGTGCCAGTTCTTCAGCCGACAAACCAAGTTGGCCACCCGCTTGAGCTGCCGACGTAGCCGCGCCTGCACCCATCTGACCCAACTGACCAGTAAATTGTGCGGCTTGCTGTTGGCGAGCAAGAGCCTGCTCAAACGCACTCTGCGATCGCTCAGCTGCGCTTTCAAATCCAGCCGAACGCATCTGGGCCGCGGTACGACCCTGCTGCTCTAGGATGTTGCGCATCAGTTCAGCTTCTGCGATCGCCTGGCGAGACCCGCCAAAAGCGCCAGACTGCACAGCTTCTGCCTCCAGCTGACGTTCCTGTAACTCACCCTGACGGGCGATGTCAGCCAAAGCCTGCTGCACTGCAGCGTCTTCATACTGGCTCATAAAGGAACCGGCTGTTGCCGGATCATACATGGCAGCAGAACCGGCAAGTCCCGCAATACCCTGCTGTGCTGCACCCAGACCAAACTGAGATGCTTCCTGCAATGCCCGTTGAGCCTCTGCTGTCGACATGCGAGCACGCTCGGCAGCTACATCAGCACCGGTCTGCCCAGTAGCCGCAAGACCACGGGCACCAGTTGTCGAAGTTGCAAGATCCGATTGCAAAGGCGCTTGTAGAGCACGAGCGTTCTCAGCTGCAGCTGTTGCTACATCCTGCGCCTGCACGCCTGATTCTAGAAGCCGTTGTTCAGTTCGAGTTGCCAGCTCACCGAGGCGAGACGACGAAGACATCAACTCTTCCGCAGCAAGTTTAGTGGCAGGATCCGAGGACCGAGCAGCCGCTAGGATGTTTGCCGCTGCTTCCTCCGCGGACCTTGCTCCCTGAGCAGCAAAGTTTTGAAGGTCTTGAGCCGCTTGACTAAGTGCCGCTTGACCAGCTTCTAATGGTCCGGGTATCTGCCCAGCAAGACGACGTGTCGCTGCAAGATCTTGTTGGAGACCCGTGCTTGCCAGTCCCGTCAAGCTAGAGGCGGCACCAAGATACGGCTGGTATCCGCCAATGCCTCGCTGAGCCATTTGGAAAGCTTGCATCTGTGCAGGAGTAAACCCAGCAAGTTGCTGCTCTGGGAGGTTGATATCTTGACTGACTAGACCTGCTGCCAAGTTCAAGATGCCTGGAAGCTCGTCCTTATCTTGGGGTGTCAAGTACGCTCTACCACCCAAGTAGCCAGTTCCTGTAAACCCTGGGTTTACGATGTTGAGATCAGTCGAAGACATCTTAGGTCATACCCCCGCGCTCGAACCTACGCATCATCTCGTACATCCGAGCTGCGCCCTTGTTAGGATCACCGTTGCCAGCGCCGCGTACAGCGTTTTCAGTCATAACAAACTCACCGTCCGAGAGCCGAGCTTCTTGGACCGGTACACCATTTTGATAGATCTGAGCGGGAATCGAATCGCTGCGCCCGGTTCCGGGGCCCTCAACGTAGCCTCCGTTCGCATAACCGCTCATAAACTGATTAGCCATTTGGTCTGCAGCAGGGTTTCCTGCGATGGGACCATAACGCAGTTGGGGCGAGCGCATTGCCGAAGCCAAGGCCGCTGCCGTTGCGGGGTCAGAAAGATTAGGGAGACCGCCCATCATGTTGGTAGGTCCAGGATTCAAAGCTGCAATGCCTTGCTGCGTGGCCACCGGACCACCCATGGCAAAACCGCCTCGAGGGTTATTGACCGACCCGCCGTATAAATGCGCAAGAAGACCGGGCTGAAGCTCGGTCTTTTGGGTGATGGTTTGTTCTTTAGGTGCGCCACACATTATGCAAATCCTACCATGCCTTGGCTGCGAAGGTAATCATTCACAGCACCTTGTTGATTAGGACCAAAGCCCGCTGTCATCATACGGGAGTCCATGGGTTGACCCATCACGGGAATAGAGCCGATCCCTACAGAAGCTGGCATAGCCGAGGGACCTGTGACCGACGGGATCGCCGGGGCTGAGCTTGCCATGTTGGTGGAAATCGGCGCCGGAGATGGTGCTGCCAGCATTGGGTTTTCCTGCATGCTGCGCTCACGCTGCGGACGACGAGCTGCAGGCGCCGGAGGGGGCGAAGGCTGCTGACCACCGCCCATCATACCCTGTATCTTTTGAATGTTGCCCATCATCTTCGATGCCTGCTGCATTCGCTGAGCAAAGTTTGGCGCCTGTTGGGCGCCTGGGGTCACAAGATTCGGAGCTGCCGCGCCTGCAGTTTGTCGCGCTGCTTGGGCTACAGTATTCGCCGCCATGTTTGGAGCTGCTGCTGCCGCTTGCGCTGGGGCTGCTGCTGCCGCCGGGGCAATCGCCGCTTGTGTTCCTGCAGTCATTGCTGCCTTTGCCGCTGCAGGCATTGCTGCACCCGCTGCAGGCATTGCTGCACCCGCCGCACCCATCCCCGCCGCCGCCGGGGCCGCCGCCGCTGCGCCAGCTCCACCAGCTGCCGCCGCGCCTGCTGCTGCAGTACCAGCCGTGCCAGCGCCTGCGGTCAAACCCATAGCCAAAGCTTCTGGAAGTGTTCCGCCTGCCATCAAGGTGCCAATACCAGCTCCGATGGCCGAGGGCGCCGCTGCGGCAACTGCCCCACCAGCTGCAGTACCGGCAAGGCCAAGGCCGCTAGCAACCGCCCCGCCAATTGCAGACGTTGCCGCCGCAGGCAAAAGGCTTGCTGCCATGCTTCCGATCAAGGGTGCGAGCAAAGGGACCATTACGTTTCTCCGCGCACCGCTTCCGGTGCTGTGACAATGATTGATGTGCTGCGCCGTTCCGAGCCTGTCCAGCTTTGCCCACAATCAGGGCAGTTGCCGTTCGGGTAGCTCAAAATCTCTTCTGGCGTATCCACGGCATTGCCGCAGTTCTCACAGTGCACTTTATCAGAACTTGTTGATGGTTTCCAGCCAATGATCTCAGCCATTTGTATATCCTTATGTTGTCGTCACAGTGACCGACCCAACCGATCCAAGGGCCGAGGACCCACGTACATGTGGTGTGTTTAGTTCAGAAACTTTCAAGAACCCGCCATGATTAAACACGGTTCCTGGCTCTAGATTATAATCATCTGTCTGCAGGTCCGTAAACACCGTAAACGTGTTACGCCCCTCACCTGGGTTTCTTGACTGCTCCAAGAACACCGAAAACGCACGGATGACTTCATTAAAGTACCGCTGGTCGTATTCCGATGGCGGTATCGGAAAGTATGGGGCTGGGACAAGACGGTTCGACATTAGCGTCTACCGTCTGGGCGGACGTCGATCCTCGGTGACCCAAGACGCCAGCCCATACCAAGCTCATCGGACTCGACCCGCAGCGTCATTGATCGACCGCGCAAGCGCACAAACACCTGGTTGGTAAACTGCTCTACCGGAGACGATGCCGTCTTCGTGACGGACTCATCATCCTCTTGCAGGTAAGTTCCACCGGGGAAGTTTCGCGCTTTCATCGTAAACACCGCGGAGGGTGTTGCCGCCGTCGAGTTTCGGAACGTAATGTCTGGAATAAGTCGGCTGACAAAGCTGAAGTTGTTGCCGTCGCCAATATCAAACTGGCTAGATTCCACATATGCCGTAATTGGCTGTGCTGGATTGGTGCTGCCGTCGTCAAAACCGTTTTCATGGTAATACAAATAGCCGTCGAGGCCAGCGGCTACAGGGTTATCCAGCACGCCGCGGTCCACCCAGGCGCTACGGTCAAGAGTACCGTAGTACCAGATGTTTTGGACGTAATTGTATACGACATATCGATCAAGATTGTCGCTGTTGGCCGATGGATAGAACCACCACACTTCTGAGAAGGCGGTGTTCGTTGAGCAATAGATTTTTTCCGCTTGCCGGGAGTTGAAGTCCGAGAACACATAATCCCGCACGGTGCAGGGCAGTTTCTGCACGGAACCAGAATAAACATAGAACTCGTTTTTACCCATCCAGAAAACGTTGTCTTCTACGGAAGTCACACAGTTCGGGCTCATAACTGTCACATTGTCCGACAGCATACTGATGCCGAAAGTGAACGGAGGGCCGAGGTACTGCATGGCATGCAGAGAGACGTCGGTGAATACAAGAATTTGCTGACGTGTTTCGATCGCAGTTACAATGCGAGATCCGGATCCTACGAGCAAATCGCCAGCCGTATTGGTTGGTGTCGGCGTCCAATCTGCAGCGTTTTCCTGATCCGAGAAGCGGATAAGTAAAGGGTCTTGTGTAGAACTTCCAATCGAATTGCAGCCAAACGCAATGACATGACGATCGGTATCAGAAACCAGCACCTTAGCCGCCACCGTCGGAGCGTCGCTGGCGCCAGACAGGTCGCTTAAGGCAACGGCTCGGGTGGATGTGCCAACACTGGCGTCCCAGTAGTATATACCGCCGTTATACACGTTGATGATCAGGTCTTCGCCGAAGTTGTCATGCGTCCAGAGACGCAGCGTGTCTGTCTGCGCATCGATGGTTGTGCCGCTACCCCATGTATCGCGGCTCCAGACACCTGCGCCCCAGCCGTTCCCAAAAACCGATGTCTCAAGACCTGTGTTGATCTGATACGCGCCAACAACTGCCGCGCCACCGTCACCTGAGTCGGAGGAGTTTGCCACAACCGGAACAGGCGTGTACTGCCCATCGACTGTAATGTCAGCAACCGTATCCACCTCACGCGCGATGATGGTGTAGCTGTCAGCGTCAACAACCGTCTCGATGCGGTACTCTTGGTTTAGCACAGCTGCCGTAACCAAACCGCCCAGAGAAACAGCGCCGCTGAACGTAACGTAGTCGCCAGCTACAGCCCCGTGCGAAGTGTCCGTCACGGTAAGAACCGAAGACCCATCTACTGCGGCAAAGGTCACGTCGCCAGCAGCCGTCGTCACACGTATGGGCGTGATGTCGTAGTAGCCCTGACCTTCTTCGATGTAGTACTTATCGCTGGTGCCGAGGCCGAGGTAGTTGTTCAGGTTGATCGTGCGCCACGAGTGCAGCGCGCGACAAATGCCGAGGAAGGATTTTATGCCCAGTTTCGTCCATCCGCCGATCTTCTCCGGGTAGCCCGCACGGAACCGCACCTTGTCCATGTCAAACCAGCCACCTTCGTTGCTATACGAGGTGGTTTCGCGATTTACACCGGGTTGAAACTGTAACTTTGTGAGAGGCATGGCAGACTCCTTTTGCTGGAGTATACCCTACTCCGGCTTCACAGGCCAATCAGCTTCTTCAAGGTGCGGGAAGTTCGCATGAGTGGTGATGTCCCGCAGTGCTTGGCGGTATGCCGCCCACTCAACTGAGATGCTGCCGCCAGTTTCCTGCGCCTTAATGACTAGCCAGTCCGTAGCGGTTAAAAGAGCATCACGCTGACTGCGGATTAAGACCGCTGCCTGCTCGTTGCGTTGTGCGATCTCATCTGCCGTGGCGTCGGCAACTTCCCAGACCTGTGTCCAAGCGCCGTTAACAAGGACAGGCGTTCCCTCACTGACGTTCTTGGTGTGATCTACATTTGGGCGATCAACCTTAACGACGAGCTGCATGTCCCAATCAGCCAACAGTTCATCCGTCGGGCGTTTGGGAAACGACGTATTCGGGTTGTCTTTGCGCAACATCCCAATGGTGTAGGGGTACTTGGCGATTACGCCGTCTTTGACCAGTGCGTGCATATCATCTCTCCTTGAGGGCCTGAGCCAGTTCACGGATTGCTGCTGCTATTTCTAGCAGACTTTCCTCCTTGGTGTAAGGCACTTTGATCTGCTCAAACTTCCACTCATCCTTGCCGGGATGGTAGTATTGAACCCAACCCACACCCATGCCGCCCTCTGGGTACTCTGGGATGCTGTCAGGATTAATGGTGTAGCCGTTTTCGTGGCTGTCCATTTTGTATTGAATCATATGGGTTTTAACCCAACCTTCTGCGTTTGGCGCCTCACCGAACAAAACTGCCATTATTTGTCTCCCTTCATGATGATACCAAAAGCGTGATCCGCGATATGCTTTGGAAGATCGCCCCAACAAGCCGCTTCTGTTGCCGCATGGTGCGGTGGTTGCTTGATACTATACGCCGTCATGGCTGCGCCGTAAGCCAAAGGCACTTGCCCTATCTGTAGGGCAACATGCGAAAAATGCGTCCATGCCTCACGGCAGTTAGGTTCTGCTGCAATTGCCGACAAGAACGCGCGAATCATTTCGTCGTTGCGGTTCAGCTTGTGCAGGCACTGGGCGATGCTGATCCATGCATAGGCCCGGCGATACCGCAGCGCCTCGCACTCGTCGCCCTCGCTCACCTTCAGGTACTGCCGGTAGGCATCCAGAGCATCATCGAAGTTGCTCTTCTGGTGGTACTCACCGGCAAGCTGGAGCCAAGCATCAGCATCGTTCGGATCTTCCGCCAGCAACTCTTTCAGGGCCGGTGCGTAGTTCCTCTGCCCGCCCTTCTGGTAATGTTTCACCACGATGTCCGTATTGCACCAGATCGGATCGACACTGTCGCGAGGGCGGAGCATTTCATGGACACGGCGGTGCCACTCACAAGAATCGCGAGCATGCAAGCGCGTGCGAGAAGATCGCACAGATGGAATCGTACAATCCTTATCCGACCACTCGTCAATGAATAGACAGCTGCCGATGTTCCCGCTCCACTGCTCACGGAGCTTGTCCTTCCAGCCCGGCTCAAGGCGTTCGTCCATGTCGACACTGACACATACATCTACGTCATGCGGAACCAGCGCCAATGCTTCGTTACGCGCAGTATCAAAGCGCCATGGATCAATAGTTTTTTGAACAACATGAGCACCGTGTTGTTTTAGCAAAGCCACGGTTTCGTCCGTGGAGCCAGTGTCTAGAACATATACGGGGCAGCCTTCTGCAGCCTGCATAAATGTCTCAACATTATGAGCTTCGTTTTTGGAGATCGAATAAATTGCAAAAATCATTTTAATGTCATGTCAAATTGGGCTAAAAGAAACTCCCTCAGCACCAGAACCTGCCACAACGTAAGTCGCGGCCAAGCTAAGTGAGCCGGGGGTAGTGTGATCAAGAAGAGTGACGTAAGGTGTGCCAAAAGTTCCTACGGCAATGTAGTTTCCGTCAGGAGTAAAGATGTTTTTGCCCTCACCAGAACTAAACGCAATGCTTGCAAGTGTATACGTCGTAGCCAAACTCACAGAGCCGGGAGTGGTGTGATCAAGAAGAGTAAAATAAGGAGAGCCATTAGACGCCACAGCAATGTAGTTTCCATCAGGACTAAAAGCCACAGTTCTACTTTCAGCAGCCAGAGAATATGTCGTGGCCAGACTCACTGACCCCGGAGTAGTGTGATCCAGAAGAAGAAAACTAGTACTACCGCTCTCAGTTCCAACTGCAATATAATTTCCGTCAGGGCTAAAATCTGTAGATCGGCAAGGGTGGGACGCTGTGTATGTCGTAGCCAAACTTACAGAGCCGGGAGTGGTGTGATCGAGGAGGGCGAATCTGGGAGATGAACCAGTGCCTATCGCAATGTAGTTGCCGTCGGGGCTAAATGATGCGCTGTATGTAGTACCAGCACTTGCATACGTCGCAGCCAAACTTACAGAGCCGGGAGTGGTGTGGTCGAGGAGAGTGAATGTGGGAGATGGAAATAAAACACCCATAGTAATATAGTTGCCATCCGGGCTAAACTCCACGGTAGAAGCCGAAAAACTTAACGTGTATGATGCCGCAAAACTTAGTGAGCCGGGGGTAGTGTGATCAAGAAGAGTAAAATAAGGAGAGCTCGTAAACCCCACGGCAATGTAGTTTCCATCAGGACTAAAGTCTGTGCTAAGCCCAGTGCCTGCAAGTGTATATGATGCCGCAAAACTTAGTGAGCCAGGAGTAGTATGGTCAAGAAGAGTAAATCCGGGAGAACCCCCAAATGTACTATGAGTTACTGCCAGATAGGAGCCACCACCAACTGTAGCAGCCGAAGCCATCATCATTTTTTTTGCAACAACACTCATGCCAATGCGTCCCCAGCCCTAAAGCCATACCAGTTTGTGCCGCCATCAACAGTATAAAATACAAACACGTCCGTTTCGCCACTTGCAGGCGCAGTGGGCGCAGAACCACCGGGCCAATCCACCGATGCAGGCCAAGTTAATGTATGCGCCCCGCCAGCAGCCACCTTAAGGGTAAAAGAGTAACTGTCATTGGTGGTTAAATTAACGCCGCTGTAGTCAAAGGTAAATGTTGTATTGCCGCTGGTGGTAAGCGTAAAGGAGTTGCCCTCATCACAGTCAACGGTCGGCGTTGTCCCGGACAAGGCAACAACGGTTTCTATATAGGCTGTTGCCTGTATTTCTTCCGTTAGAACTACATTGCCATTGGCGTCCGCTGTAACCACCTTGCTCGCCTGCGAGGTGCCGAGCGTAGTAATGTCATTGTAGTTCAACTCAGCGGTTGTAGCTGTGACGCCGTCGAGGATGTTTAGCTCGGCTGTCGATGCGGTAACCCCGTCGAGGATGTTTAGCTCGGCTGTCGATGCGGTAACCCCGTCGAGGATGTTTAATTCTGCGGTGGAGGCAGTTACCCCGTCGAGGATGTTTAATTCTGCGGTGGAGGCAGTCACACCGTCGAGGATGTTTAGCTCGGCAGTTGAAGCAGTCACACCGTCTAGAATATTGATTTCGGCAGTTGAAGCAGTAACCCCGTCGAGGATGTTTAGCTCGGCAGTTGTGGCAGTGATGCCGTCCAAAACATTCAGTTCTGCTGCCGTAGCAGTAAGGCCAAGATTCGTCAGCGCAGTAGGTGCGTCGGCCAAATCAGACAAATTGTTTGCGGCGAGCAACGCGCCTGCAGGCACGAAGGTGCTGGTAATATCGACCACCGCTGCGCTGGCACCGCCCCCATCGGCGTAAACAATCGCGCCTTTGCCATCCGCGACCGTGACGTTGCCGCCTGAACCTTGCGTCAGGACAACGCTTTCACCGGAGTTGTTCTTGACAATGTAGACATGCTCGCCGTCATTCGGCGAGATCGTCACTGTGTTCGTGCCACTGGGACTGCCACCAAACAGCAGCACCGCATACTGACCGTCAGACAGCGTTCCGTCCGTCGTCGTCAGCGTGTGCGTCGTGCCAGACAGCGTAATAGAACCGACGCCGTTTGTGAGGCGGTCGATGATCTGCAGGTTCGTGTTCGTGGTCGTGCCCCACGTCCCTGACTGTTCACCAGTGGCGATAAGCTCAATGCCGCCATTTGTGGTGTATGTACTAGGCATAGCCGATCCTTACGCTGCAATCTCAGTCCAGGTAGATCCTGGTGAGGGGGTGACTTCAGTATAAACGGTTCCGGGGGCTGGAACAATCCTGCCCCACACTATCACAGGATTCACCAATCCTGTAGCCGAAATCCCTACAGGGAATACCGTTGCGGTGCCCGTGACGGTAACGGAGCCGACGGAACCAGTGGCCTGCAAGCCGGTGACAGGCGCTGTAGCAGACGCCTCGACAGTAACAGACCCAACAGAAGCCGTGGCCTCAAGACCAGTAGTGGGGACATTTGCATCGCCAGAAACCGCGACGTCTCCGACAACGCCTATAGCGGGGATGCCGTCTGGGAATACATTCGCTGTCCCGGTTGCAGTAACAGACCCAACAGAGCCTGTGGCCTGTAGACCAGTTGTCGGTACAATGGTTCCGGCCTCAACAGTGGGGATACCTACCGCGCCAGCCCCTTCAACGCCAGTGGGAGATACGACAGCTTCACCGATGATAGTAACGTTGCCAACACCCCCAGACGCTGCAAGGCCAGTAGTTGGAACTTCTGCTCCACCAGTCGCTGTAACAGAACCAATGGCGCTCGTAGCCTCTACGCCCGTTACAGAAACAACTGCAGCTGCTTGAACAGTTGCCGTTCCAACCTCACCTGTTGCGAAGATACCCGTCACAGGCACTGTGGCAGAAGCCTCGACAGAAACAGAGCCAACCGCACCTGTGCCGAAGCCTAATGGCTCAATAGGAGTAAGTGTTGAGTCACCAATGACTGTCGGATTATTAACCTGACCCGTTGCTGCGGAACCCGTAAGGATTACACCAGTGTTCGGAGCTTCAATCTGCCCAACACCGCCAGTAGCCTCTACCCCGGTAACGGGAACAAACGCAACAATCCGGCCTTCAGCCGTGCCGACTTGCCCACTCCCCGCAACCCCAGTGAGGGAGACCGTTACATTAACGACCCCATCATCTGCGTAGGCTGCTTGTGAGAATGAGGTGAAGCCGAACACTTAGACCTCCTTACGACGCAGCGTCAATAGACTGAACGCCATACCATGTTGTGCCACCATCACGAGACCAGAAAACATAGATGTTTGTTTCGCCGGAGGCGGGCGCATCGGGCGCTGTGCCACCAGCCCAGTCAACAGAAGCGGGCCATGTAATTGTGTGGGTGCCGCCAGCGGTCAGCTCAAGCACAAAGCCGCACGACACGCCACTGGTGAAAGAAGAAAATGTAAACGTGGTATTGCCCGAGGTTGTCAGGCTAAAGCCGCCACCCGTATCTACGTCGATTGTAGGGGTGGTGCCAGACAAGGCGTCGTAATCCTCTTTCACCGCGCTGTTAACGGTGAAGTCGCTGTTGCTTATGTTGAGTCTGTCCGTTCCACCTGTTCGCAAAGCGATGGTGTCTGTACCAAAGCTAAGATAGGTGTTGGTGTCGCCTTCGTGGTAAAGCGTACCAGCGAGGTAGATATTGTTTACCCCGTTGATATCAGCGTTAATGTCGAGATTTGCAGAGGCTATGATGTTGGTGTCATTGACCTCAAGCATCTCTGTGCCGCCAGTAACCACACGCCACTGATTTGCAGCGTGGAACTGCATGTAGGTGTCGGTGTCGCCTGTGTGAAAAATCTGATCGCCTACATAGAGATCAGTTACAGTGGGATTTGCAAACGTAGGGCTGGAGGTGGTCAATACAGCTTGGTTCAAGTAGCTGCTAAACTGATTTCCATCCCACAGGTCAGCGTCAAGGCCAGAGCCAGAGCCGTCGTTATTGGATGTCCAATACGTGCCCGAGTATCCGCTAATATTTGTTGCGGTTGTGGCGTTCCCGGACAAGGCACCTGAAAAAGTTCCGGCGGTTAGGGTATTAGTGCTCGGATTATACGTAAGAGAACTATCCTCATTCAGTCGTTTGAAAGAGGCCGTTGTGTTATCTACGAACGTAAGGTATCTGGTAGCCGCAGTTGACTCATCATTTTCAATGTATGCTTCAACCGTAATATTTGCACTGCCATTAAACGAAACACCGTTGATTGTTCTTGCGGTCTGCAGGGTTGTTGCGGTGCTCGCATTACCACTCAACGCAGCGGTAATCGTTCCCGCAGAAAAGTTCCCGCTCGCATCGCGGAACACAATGGTGCTTGCGGTGTTGGCATTCGTCGCATTCGAGGTGACGGTAAATGTGCCGCCTTCAGAACTCACAGAGCCGGAAAGACCATTGCCGCTCGTTGCGCCAGCGGCGACGTAGTTACCTGTCGTGTCCGTCCCGAGAGCAACAGAATTGGCCGCGATAGTCGTGGCGAACGAGAGGTTGCCGCTGCCGTCGAATGCCGCGCTTGTGCCTGTAACATCTCCCGTTAAGGTAATCGTCCTACCTGTTGCCCACTTCGTTGCCGTAGACGCATTACCAGACAATGCAGCCGTGATCGTCCCAGCCGAGAAGTTGCCAGACCCGTCACGGGCCACAACCTTAGAAGCTGTGTTTGCCGACGTCGCATCGACATTGATCGTCACAGTGCCCGATGTCCCGCCGCCAGTGATAAAGCTGCCTGCCGTGACGCCCGTGATATCGCCCACATTTGTGGTGTAGCCAGCGTCGTTATTAAAGCCACTGATATTGATATTGGCCTTAGTCAGCTTCTTCTGAGCATTCGCCGAATCCACGACCACAAAAAAATCGCCGTCAGCGTCTGAAGTAGACGTCGTCAGCTCACTAAGGTCTAGGCTTAGCGTGACCGCTGCGCCTTCGCTAGAGCCGCTGCCGTCCAGACCCGCATTGGTGGCGATTGTAGCAACGTAGTTACCAGTCGTGTCCGTGCCCAAAGCAACTGAATTTGCCGCCACGCCATTGGCCGTGGTGGCAGTCGTCGCCGTCGTAGCGTTACCACTCAGGTTTGCGGTGATTGTGCCCGCGCTGAAGTTGCCGGAGCCATCCCGGAATACAATCGTGCTGGGTGTATTAGCGTTGGTGGCGTTTGAGGTGACCGTAAATGTCGCGCCTTCAGAGCTCGCGGAGCCAGACAGACCGTTGCCGCTCACGGCACCAGCCGCCACATAGTTGCCAGTAGTGTCCGTACTGAGAGCGACTGAGTTTGGGGCAACACCGCTTGCTGTCGTTGCCGTGTCTGCATTACCAATTAGGTCTGCAGTAACCGTATTGAACGTAACATCTGCAGATACGCTGACGTCTTGGCCGATCGCCACATCGTTCGCGTTGACCGTTACACCCGTACCAGCGCCGACAGCGAATGTCGTACCTGTGAGCGTAAGGCCGTTTCCTGCTGAGTAAACAGCCGTAGAGGCAATCTGTGTGAACGTAATATTTGTTGTGCCGAATGTGATCGTACCAGAGGTGTTCATCACATACAGTTCACCCGCACCTGTATCACCCTCTGATACAAAGAACGCATCACCCTCACCCAAGGCATCAGGATCACTGGCCCCGTAGCTATCGGCGTCCGTTGCACGAGTTAGAACCCAGTTTGTGCTAACCGAACCAGTATCTGTAACGGTATAAACACCGTTATGCGCCGCGTTTGTCTGAGTATAGATCAGAACACGGTCGCTGGTGTTTAGTGTGATCCCGTCAATAACCAACGCAGCTTGTGTGCCAGAGTTGGTCAGCGTTGCACCCACACCAGATGTGCCGTTGTTATACGCGGCATTCAATGCGGTCGGAGACTCGACACGAACAGGGGAGTGGTAGTGAATCCCAGCCGCTGCAATTGTATCAACATACTGCTTCGTCGCAGCCTGCAGCGCGCTCGTCGGATCTTGATTAAGCGTCAGATCACCAGAAGCATCAAAGACAACCGTCTTTCCGGCGGGCTGCGTGATAAAGACCTCCGCGTTGCCTGCCGTCAGGTTGACCGCAGATCCAGCATTGGAGCTTGCAAGAACACTCGTGCGCGCCAAAGTCGTGCTTCCAAGCGCAAAGGTGCCAAGACCTACTTCCCACTCTCCAGTGCTTGACTCGAAAATGGCATAATAGGTTGTGTCACCATCCGACAACGCAGACGAAAAAGCCTGAAAACCCGCTACCGCGCCTGCGAGAGTCAGGGTTCCAGTGCCTGTCGTGGCGGTCGTTTCTTTTACACGATCTTTAACGACGAGTGCCATGACGCAATCTCCTTACCGCTTAGACTTAGGCGATGCGGATGATGGCGTTGCTTGCATCCGCAGTGGGGAACACGATCTGGAAGTCACCTGCCGTCGAGGTCTTGTCCGAACCGAAGTCCAGAACAACCACTGCCGGGTCACCTGCTGCCGTGTCGTTGTAGATCAACGCACCGCGCGCCGTGATGGTGGCAGAGGTGAAGGTCAGGTCGTCGAAGTCCGCGAATGCGGTCGTGCCACTGGACGTAGGCGTAACGTTAGTCAGCGTACCGCCGCCAGCCGAATACGAGCCAGAATCGCCAACTTCGTTCGAGGCAGTGTAGGCGGTCGTCGCTGCGGTGAACGATGCCGAGTTTGTGTACAGCGCCAGCTTAAAACTGTCGCCCGTCGAAGCGGTGAAATCGTGCGTGCCAGTCAGCAGTTCTTTCTTGAAGCTGGTGCACATGAAGTTCCCAGTGAACGCCATATTAGAGTCTCCTTATGAGTTCTGCCAGTTCAGGATGACCAGCATCATTAAGCGCATTATACACAGTTGTGCGGTCGCTGCGAATAGCCTGTTTCAAATACAGCTCAACCAGCTTGGCAACCTGACCCCTAAAAGCATGCGCCTGTTCTCGTAACGCTGGATGAGCGGAATCCGAAACGGAAACAATCCGCTCTGCCGCTTGTTCTGCAAGCTCTTCCGCAGTGAACCCACGTTTGCTTGTCGTCCGAACACCAACGATAGGGGTGTCTTTGGGTAGATCAAAAAACCCTATAGTCATTGTTTCGGCCTAATCACTTTACCACGACGGTACTCATCTGTCACTTCTTTAGCTTCACCCAACTGCTTGAGACCCATGATGGATTCCTGCAAACGCTGTGTGTACATCTGCGTGACATCCTGCTCACCCTTCATAAAGATACTAGCCTCAAGAAGAGCGCCATAGAGCATGGCCATCTCAGCGTTCTCGCTCAGCCAGGTGGTGCCGCTATCGGCCCCCGCGGTCAAGCTATTCGGGCGGTAGAAGTAATGAAGCTCTGCAGTGTATACTGCGTCCGGCGTTGCGGCCAGAATGAAGTTGTCGTTATCAAACTGCGCGAAGTATCTAGGAGCCCCTGTTGTGGTGGCATCCGGAGTGTACTCTTGGATAAAGCTTGGATCCTTAAACTCCAAGAAAAACTTATCACCATCTCCGCCTTCCAGGCTCAATGAAAACGGTGCCAAGAAGTCAATGGGGCACGCAAGATACTTGTTGCCAGCTGTAGTGGATGCCGTGGCATTCTTGCGGAACAAGCTGAGCTGGACCTGCTTTAAGATCCGCTCTTCTGCCATTCGAATAAACAACGGAATATTGTTGACGAAAGTCGTCTCGTTGTTTTCCGTGTAATCCTCAACAGCTTGTTTTAACTGCGCGTATGTGAAGCTCATGTGGTCACCACCGTAACTTGTCCTGCCTTACCTACCATACGAGGACGCTCAAGGCGAGGGTTCTCCACCGTCGGAACACCAACATATACCTGCAGCGCCTCCGGCTGATCCGGGCGAGGATCTCTCAAAGCCTGTGGGTCAGGGCCCGTACGAGGAGGATAGAGCTGTGGATGCTTTGGCTCATACTCGTCTTTGCCGACAAGCGCACCAGTCCATTCCTTCTTCATATCCCGAAGACGGTAGCGGAAACCCGACCGGTCAGAAATGCCGTATGAGTTCTTGCCAGATGCGAATGCCATCAGACCCTCAGATAACGTGCGCTAGGCTGCAACTTCAGAGGCACACGAGCCTCGTCTTCATTTGCCGCGC